TATGTTTGAAAATCTACTGTGTAGGGGTTCTATGATTCTATTCTTGAAGTTACAAGTTAGAATAAATCTACAGTTCTTGTGAAACTCCTCGATGAAACCTCTTAGAGCAGGTTGTGTAGATTGTGGATTAAGATAATCTGCCTCATCAAGTATCACTACCTTTTTACCACCAGATAATGATACAGTAGAAGCAAAGTTCTTAATCTTATTTCTTAGTACATCAATGCCACCTTCTTCAGAGCCATTAATCATAATCCAATCACAATTCAGTTGTTGACATAATGCCTTTGCAACTGTAGTCTTACCTATCCCGGCAGTACCAGAAAATAGTAGATTAGATAGTTCACCTTTTTCTATAAAAGATGTAAAGAGAGTTTTAAGAGATTGTGGTAATATACAATCATCTATTGTTTTAGGACGATACTCCTCGACCCACAGAAAATCTGACATTTTTTATTCACCTTATTCATTATATAAAATTTATTTTGTAAAAGAACTATCAGGTTCTAAAGCAATCCAGTATTGAATGGGCAACTTCTTATGTTGAAAATGAGAGATTGATTTCGAAGATACTTGTACATCATAATCACCAGATAACATTTTCATATTCTCTACTTTGAAATAGAATTTGAAATCAGCAGTAGCGCCTTCAGCAATATCTAATGAAAATGTATTACAGGTACTATTCTTTTTATCACATACAGTAAGTGAAATATTACCACCATTAGTTCCTACTAGTGCAAGATCAGGTGTGTGAAGAATAGCAGCCATCTTCAATAACTCTTTTAGATTAGATTCAGAAAGAGTAAAGGTTACATCTGCTTCAGGCATTGTAACTTCTTTAGTTGGCGATACGATTACTGACGGATCAGAATAAAAGTATTTCGCCTTAGACTTACTGCCTTCAGAAGCAATAGTCATAAACTTATCTTCTAATTTAAGTTCAGGTTTATCAAGACTTGTAACCACAGATAAAAATTCATTCAGATCATAGATACCGAATTCATTTGTAAATTCTTCTGTGATTTCTGCCTTGGCAAAAATATTTCTCATAGTTGAGATTGTTGACAACTCATTACCTGTTTTAATTAATATATTAGTATTAATACCTGCAAAGTTTTTAAGTGTGTCTAGTGTGTTTTGATTTAGTTTCATTATATAGATTCTTTCATTTAAGTTATAATAGTATAATAACACTTATGAGGGGTAATGTCAAGCACACCCCTCAAAGTAATTTATTTAATTTTAATTGTACGAGGTTTCTTCTCGTCTGGTACAATCTTTTCAACATCTATTAAAAGCATTCCATCTTTCAATTCAGCAGCATTTACAACCACATCATCTGCGAGTGTAAATTGTTTCGTGAATTTTCTTTTTGAAATACCTCTATGTATGACCTCATCATCTTTAGAGTCAGAATCACTATCAACCGATTGTATTTTCAGTTGACCATTAGCTGTTTCAACAGAAATGTCCTTCTTGCCAAAACCTGCAAGTGCCATTTCAATCTGCCAATTGAATTCATCTATCTTTTTAATGTTGTAAGGGGGGAATGTCTGTACCTTTTGATGTGCTAAATGCATATCGAAGTGTTCAAACAAGTTGTCGAAGCCTACTGAAAACGGTCGTAGGTCATTCCAGATTTGTAATGTTCTATTCATTTTGTTTCTCCTTTTTAAGCGAGTTTAATTTGAGTCCCATAATTGGCAACTCATAGTTATTTATATAAGTATTGATTTTAAAATGTCAAGTATTTTAAAAAATATTGGTGGAGGTAGGTCTCACCCTCTCTTAATCCTAACTTGTCTTACCAAATCTATCAGTTTAAAACTGCTACGAAGACCAATGGACCAATATAAAAACGATTGTTTTTGTCTGTAATAAATCACGACAGGGGACAATCGTCAAACCCCAAATGGTGTCTTTGCGGAAGACACTCTACCTCTTAAATACCAGGACTTACGGACTGCCTAGTATTACTATTTATACAGCAAATAGACTTAATTATTAGAGTAAGCGTATTTTTGTTTGCCATATAGAGCACGAATTCCCGCAGCAACTATTTCGTTAGCAGTACCTTTAAATACTTTTTTAACGCCAGCAGCCAGAATTGACTTAGTCGGTGTACCCATTCTGTATGATGTGCCAGCAGCAGTTTGATTTATGTAAACCATATATCCCTCTGTTCTTAACTGATCTACCATTGCTCTTGGTGATGTTAGGTCAAATTTGTTTCTTAGAGTATTCCAAGTTACAGCATTGCCTTTGTTTAAAAGGTTTAATACCTTTTGTTTTTTTGATAGTTTATTAACCATTATATATTATCTCCTTCAAGATATTGTCGCCTAATTAAGTGATATCAAATACTGGCGACCTTCGCATTTGATATTGCATTAAGAGTTATTCCGAAGAAGTTTCTCTCAAATATTTTAATTTCTTTGTCTTAGCAGACCTTCTTAAAGACTCTTTATGTTTTCTTTGTCTTTTAAGAGTAGGTTTTTCATAGTATTGTCTAAGTCTTAACTCTTGCATAAGACCATCTTTTTGTAATTTCTTTTTAAGTATTCTCAATGCCTTCTCGACATTATTACCTCTGACTTGTACTTCCATTATTCACTCTGTCCTATATTTTGATATTTTTTAATATAATCTACGAACCAAGGATTATCTACAAAGACTGTACTCAATCCATTTGCCATAGTATTAACAACTACTTCTTCTTTGTCACCTAGCGTTTCAACTAGTCCATACTGATAAACGATGGCGTGTAAGATTTCGTGTAGTACGGTGTTAGTTCCGTGTACAGATTCTAGTGCCGAAGATTTTAACCCGATCTTGCCATGTGTTGCAAAGAATTCACCTTGTGCTTCTTCTGTAGAAGCAAATGTATCTGGCCAAAAATCAATTTGATAGTTTACATAACCGATCTTAATACTATCGGGTATAGGATGATTCTGTTTTTGTTTCTTTGTCATATGTTTATTATACACTATTTAAGAGTTAAAGTCAAGCCCTCAATAGATAGTTATATGAACCGAGATAATCTTCAATTCGGTAACCCATAGTAGACAACCAATCAATACCAGTTGGCACTCCTTCTTTTCGGTAAAAGTAGTGATGATCTTCAATAAAGATTATCGGTTTACACCGATTTATAGTTTCACGACCACCTTGTATTAAACTGATTTCGTGCTTCTCTACATCTATTTTCATAAAGTCTACTCTCGGTAGATTTAAACTATCTAATGTTTTGGTGTTAATCTGTATTATCTCGTTATCACCTTTAACTAGTTTTGATTTATATTCTAATGTACTTCTACCAGTGTTTCTACCAGTACCTACTTTCATATTTAAAGTGGTTTCTTTATTCGATAAAGCAAATTCATTTAAGGTAATATTACTTTCGGTACAATTCTTTTTATGACACTCTATATGTTTCGGTACAGGTTCAAAAGCAATAACTTGGTTGAAGTGATACGATAATCTTTTAGTCCAGATGCCTACATGGCCACCACAATCTAATGCTACACCTCTATTTGTAACATACTTCATAGCTTCTTTGAATTGTTTTTGCTCATAGTTGGCACCCCAACGAGCATAATTGTCATTGTCTGGTACCCAAATTTTTTGATCTTTAGTTAAATGCATATTTTTCTTTCGTTAGTAAAGACGCCCGGTAACAACTCCAGGCGTCCACTACATTATGAATAGATTTAAGAGAATATCTCCTCTTCCTCACTATCATTGGATTCTGTTTCGGTGACTTCTGGTTCACCCCAAGTGGCAACATCTTCGCCGCCATCAATCTTAGTATATAAATCTAAGAACGAAGTTTTGGTATCTAAATCGAATCTATTAGTACACATTTCAATTGACTTCATCTTATCTTTAAAGATCGCAAATGCCTCTACAATGTGAACTAATCGTCTAGTAGATATAATCTCATCAACGCCACCCTCATAGAAAGTTTTACGAATGATATCTGCCCAGTTGACTAGGTCAGTAGCAAATTTCTCATCTACTTTTTTTGTCATGCCCTTATCAGACATTACATTTGATAAAATCTTATTCTCGATTTTATTAGTAGGATAAGACTGTTCGACAGTAATCGGAAATCTCTCAAGGAATGCCTCGTTAAGAATATTAGTACCGATAAACTTGCCATCGTCTGAACCCTGCCCCTTAGTATTGGCAGTTGCAATCACATTGAAACCGTTAGCAGGTTTTATGAACTTGTTTATCTTTTTAAGAAAGACGCCATTGCCTTCTAAGATAGGTTGTAAACACATAATCTTATTTGACGCAAGGTCAATCTCATCTAATAACAAGAGAGCGCCTCTTTCCATTGCCTCGATTACAGGACCATTCTGCCATACAGTCTGACCATCTTGTAATCTGTAACCCCCAAGTAAATCATCTTCATCAGTCTCGATGGTAATGTTAACTCGGATACATTCTCTTTTGGTTTGAGCACACGCCTGTTCTACATTCATTGTTTTACCATTGCCTGATAAACCAGTAACAAAGATTGGATAGAACTGTTTACTTGAAACAATTGATTTGATATCTTTGAAGTAACCCCAGGGTACGAATACATCATCTTTAGTTGGCACGATATCGCCAGTCAGCGATGATATAATCATAGCAGCCTTGTTGACTGTACCGACAGACTCTGCCGTTTCAACTTTTGATTTTTGTATTTCTTGTTTAATCACAGGAGAGATATCATTACCATCAACTGGTAAAGAGTAAACGCCTCTTGCAATTTTATAAGTATTTGATTTTAACCAAGAAGGATTGGGAAGACTATTCTTGCCAATGTACTCATTGATTTCTGATCTAGTTAATTCTATCTTACCGTATTCGGCGAACAGATTTTCTACTAGTTCTTTTTTGTTGTTATCTAGTTTCATTATTTTTACCTTTCATAATGTAGTTTTTTTAAGATATACTATTATTATAACACTTTTTTAGCACTAAATCAAGCACTATCGGTAGTATAAAAGCATTGTTTTTCAATGACTTGCCCGAAAGTTTGTGTTGTATTTATGCAACACCTCGAAAAATGGGGGTTTTTGCCCCCATTTTTCACTACAGATTCGTTATTATTCCGAATCATTAACAATCTCCGACTGTATTTCATCGGTAGATTCTGACATAGTTTCAGCAAAAGTCGGTAAACTGTACTGACCTCTTCCGATTCTATATTCAGGTGACTTCAATAACCATACTGGATACTGAACACCCTTAGTGGTAATCATTTGGACTACATCCTTACGACTCACTTGAGTTGTAGTATCACCAAACATTTCTTTGGCAACAGCTACGAACTCTTTTTGTTTTATTTCTATATTTTTCATAATATATTTTCCTTCTCAAATTTAGGCAACTTGTGTAATAAACTTATTCATTACTATTCTTGAAGAACGATTTGATTTTAGATTTTGTGTAAACAATCTCTTAATCTCACCTTTCTTAGCATTATCAGATGGTGTCGCCATTTGACCATCTGTAATTTTCATATCATCTCCTGCAAGGAGATAAAATTCATCATACGCCGTATTGTCTTTTACGATTAAACATTTTTGTTTTCTGAACTCTGCCATAACTTTTGATCTATTGTAAACTTTTGTATTAGAATCATAACTACTATATTGAGGGAAGTATCTATCTAAAGTATGTCTATCAATTCTTTTTGAACCAGAGATAAAGAAACCGACAAGTTTACTACCAGTCTTATCTTTAAACATTTTAAATAATGCCTCAGTTACAGAATCATATCTTGTGGTACAAAGATAATTTTTTTTGTTTTGTTTATCTTGTACAAAGACATTATCACCATGTGGATTGAAATGAGAATAACTATAACCACCCGTTTTAGATTCACGACATCTATCAGTATTATCAGGAACTACATACTCACTTCTACCATCAGAAGAACCATCTGTTAAAAATACAGTATTCATTTTATCGATTGAGTATTTTCTTTGAAACGCAGGAACTAATCTCATAGCAGCCATGATTGTTTCATTTAATGGTGTAGAACTCAATCCATAACCCTCAGGTATATTAGGAAGATAATCAGTAAATTCTCTTGGATTTTCTTCATCATATCTTCTTCTTCTACTACTCATATAATCTTCATATTTAAGCGAAGTCAAATAAAGATTTGACATTGATGTTTCGTGTTCTTTAGCATTCATTCTTGAAGAGGCATAGTTTAATAGTTTTAAGTTAGTATCAATAAGCATATCGCCCACTTTGTATTTGACATTTTTGCCATCTGTGTCGCCACCACCATACATATAACCATATCTACCATTACGAGAATTACTGAAGGCATATACTTCATAAGGTATATTTACTTTTCTACAAAACATAACTAGATTCATTAACTGGTGAATAGTAGGAGTAAGTTTATCTGCCATACTGCCTGACCAGTCTATAAACATCATAAGACCATGATTTTTACCATCAGGTGTGATCGTCAATCTCTTGAAGATATCATCATTGTATTTGTAAGAATGTAATTTAAGAGGATCAACAACACCAGACTTATCTTGTTTTGATCTACTGTAAGCAGTAGCTGCCTTTTTCATTTCAAATTCTTTAACCATAAAGTTGACTGCCCTAGCATTCTTTTTTTGAAACGATTTAAATTCAGTAATCATACTTGCATAAGCTTCTTTGGTATTTTTAGAATAATATTCTTGACTATTAAAATCATATTCTCTTTTATCTTTATATGCCGTTAATACTTCTTTGTAATCTACTACAAAATCTTTTACATTTTTGAAGTCATAAACATTGACATAAGTATTGTCTTTACTTTTAGGATCGATTAACTGATCTTTGTTATCTTCCCAGTAGTTATCAGTTTCTGCCTGTGGTTGATATTCAGTAATCTCACCTGCATTATCTTTGACACCTCTATCGCCAGAATTTTCGTCTTGTGATTCTGTTTCGTCATCAGTTGATTCTTCGTCTGTAGATTTTGAAGCACCTTCTTCTTTTGAATCTTCATCATTGTTATCGGTATCATCATTATCATTATCGCCATCATCATCTAAATCTTCAAGATTGTGTTGGTCAAGACCTTTCATTTCTGACTCGTCTTTACAATACTCTGCCAACTCTCTAGCAAGAACTACAACATCATTAAATGTTTCTAAGTTTTCCATCTTCTTAACTACTAACATTTCAGCAGTTGTGAATTGTACATCTGATTTAACAATCGAAGTTTTGAAGTGCATATTTAATCTATCAATTAAAAGCATTTCATTGACATCTTTATCTTTAGTGCCGAAGAAGTTATTGTTGATTAGTTCTCTATAACCATTTACAAATGATTTAACTAAACCCGGATATCTTCTTTTAACTAATTTCTCAATACGAGCATCTTCAATAACATTTAAGAATGAATGAGGAAGACCCTCATCTAAAGCAGATTTCCATTCGTTTAAGTGTGTATATAAAGCGTGACCGATTTCGTGTGATACTAATAGGTCGATAATATCATTTGACATATGTTTCCATATAGGAAGAGTAAGTACTCTATTCTTCACATCAAATGAAGCCGTCTTTACTTTTCTATGTTCTACTGATATATTTTCTGTAGCAAGAAGTTTCGCAAGATAACTTTTTGCTTCATTATTAATTTTGTGTGTTTTCGTTCTCATATGACTATATCCTATCATACTTCGGCACACAAATCAAGCACTTCCACCCGAAAGTTGCCATTTTATCCTATTGATTTCATTGAGTTTTATCGTCTATGACTAGAGTGTTGCAAAAATACAACACTTTTTTCGGCACAATTTGACTAATTATACCGTGATTCGCTACTTTTGAAAGATAAAAGTAGGTTCAAACTTACGACCTGGTATATCAGGTCTAATAAATTCACCCATATATTTTTGTTTTTGTTTGGTTTCTTGTATATCACCATCTATTGTTGATACAGCAGAACCCCCTTGTTGAGTCGATAATGATAACCACCAAGTGTCTGTATGTGTGAAACCTACTGATTTTGCAAGGGAAACTGTATCTTCTTCAAATGTCTTATATTGTTTAGTGTTAGCAACATTCAATGCTAAGTACTTGCCGTCTTTAAGCCCCCTATAGGCGTTGCTAATCGTCTGTTTCAAGAACATTTCTTTCCATATATCAGATGTTTCGAACTTGATGCTTGACTGTTCTGGTTCATCACCGTATGCTTCCCAACCAAAGTAAGGTGGACTTGTAAAGACAAAGTCTAAAGATTGCTCTTCTGGAATGTATGTTTCACTACCTTGTTTTAATAGTGTGTATGACTTGTGAGAATGACCATAGTTATCTCTTATCTGTTCTAAACCTTCGTATGTCGGTATGCAAGGATCAGTACCGATATAGTTTACACCTGCAGCAATCGCCCCTAGTAAACGACCACCATAACCCATACTTGGATCCCATACTGTACCTGCTTCAGTACCTTCAAGTGGACTATCTTTATCA